GCGGGGCGGTGGGGTGGCGGGGGGGGGGGGGGGCGCGGGAGAGATAAGCTGAGTCCAACTGGTTAAACGCCCGCCATCACGACGATGGCGGGCTCATTTGAGGATAGGAGGGGAAGTGATGGCGAAGAAATTACACCGCGAAGATGCGAAGAATCTGCCCGCCGGTCAAAAGTTGGGATGTCAACTTTCGCCCGATGCTTCGGCGTTGCTTGGAGCGCTCGAATACACGCTCCACTGCGGATCCGGCGTGATTGTCACCCGATCCATCGTGGCGCTGATCGACACGCTTCCACGCTCGCAGAGTGATGGGATCGTCGCGATGATGCGGTTAAGAGGGGCTAGTTTATCGCGGCTGAAACGGTCGATCCAGGCGGTTGAAAATGTGGCTGAAACGGTGGTCGATGGTGGGGCAGGGGAGGGGGCGTGAAAATTATTTTGAGATTGTCACATAAATAGTCTTGACTCTGTATCAGAGTGTGATAATCTATAAGTGTAAGGGAAAGAAAAGTAAGAAACACCTAACAGGGAGCCGGAACAAATGAGCTACACGATTGAGCTGCGGGAAAACAACGGTGGCACTTACTTGGTGCTGCTTAAGGGCAAGATTGTGGCTAGCAAGTGGGATTGCACGCCAGAAGACATCCAGAATTTCGTTTCTGACTCAGATCCAGCGGAATGGGACGACCAGATGCGATACGCCGACCCTGAATTAGCCGTAGATACTCCAGAATCCTTTGGAGAGTTGTTGGCCACCCGTAAGCCAGATGGGGAACTGGTAATCAACGACGAGTCCAGCTACGCAGAGCGACTGGCTTTTTTTGGTGTCCAGTCCTAACACCACTAACCGGAGCCAGACCGATGATTTCTGACTTTGTCGCCTCAAAAGACCGCCCTGAAGTGACCCACATCCCCACCGGCATGATCTGGGAGTTCAAACGAACGCCCGAGGGCTATTGGGACGGTTTAGTGATCAATATGGATAAGTGTCCCAAGTGGCCCGCCGATCGACTAGCCAGGCTGTGCAGTCAGGCTGGTGAGGCCCTGAAACAAGAGTGGAAACTATGACCGACCCCGTCAAACGTGGCCCCGGCAGGCCCCGTGTCGATAAAATGCAACGTCAACGCCGAGTTTACAAGCTGACCGAAGCGGCGGGTCTTGCCGAGCGGTTCGCTTTCAGCCTGACGCCGGAATTACGGGCGAAGATCCGCCGCGTTGCTGCGGCTCGCGGAATCAGAGAGGCAGAGGTGGTGCGGAAGTGGTGTGAGGATGCACCGGAGTTGTGATACAATCCAGCCTCACACAACTGGCGAAGGCCAGAGCGGAATTGTTGGTTGGTATGTTTGCTGACTGGCAGGACCGCAAAAACGGAGACGCTCGGACGGGGATGTCGTATTCAGGAAGTTAAAACCCGCTATTTCCTAGAAGGTTGAGCGGGTTTTATTTATTTGTAGGCATAAAAAAAAGCCGCCCCGGTTAGGGCAGCGAGATGAGGTTTGGACAGCTTTCGGCAACGCTTTCCCGCACGGGTGAACCGCGTTGGTTACAGGTCCACCAGAGCACATCACTGGCGACCGATTGGGCGGTACATCCACAGCCCTCAGAACCAACTTGCCGACCGTTGGCCGCCATCACCGGCTCGCCACGATTGACGCATGATCTGCAGGTCTTGCCGACCAACTGCGTTTGCGTGGTCGGAGCTGGCGTGAGTTCCCACGGTAACGGTTGATATGGGACGCAGACCGACACCATCGCTTCGGTTGTGGCTACGCCGCGAATTGGGCAGTGACCGGGATGTGTGCATTGGCAAATCATTCGCACGCAGTGCTTTCGCCCGCTGAACAGCATTGAACTGTAAGTGATTCGAATACTTGCGGGCAGGGTGAATACTTGATTGATACCGGCACGGTGATTGGGCCGGTCGTGCAATCAAGTATGAGGCCGTGTATCGCCTGCTGCGTAATTGAGTACCCGGAATACCAGTTTGCAGGAGTTCCGCCGCTGCCTGAACCCTTGCCCATTGTTAACTTTAGTTGCCCGAAACCGTCACATGGGTTACAAGGATCGAACACGTCTGGCCCCCAGTTGCAACCGCCATTGATCGGTATTTCTTGCCAAATTAAAGTTAACGAGAAAGGTCCAATATCTGCCGCCCAAGTGCAAGCGCCCGGACTCTGTTGGCATGCTGTGACGGTTTGAGTTGTCCCCCAATATGGCGCCATGTCCGTGTAAAATTGACCAGGGCAAGTGTCATCCGGATTGTCTGTTAATGTCGCTACGAATTTTGCAGTAAACTTCAAGCATTTGACTTGCGTTAACCAGGTCGGACAAACGCAAACCAGCGAAGATTGCGAAGAAAAACCGAGAAACCGGACACCTTTGCAATTGGTCGGAATGTTGCTATTTAGTGTCAGGTTTGCACTCTCAGTAGAGTTGCCATAATAAGCGTTGTACAGCCTGCGAAACGCTGTTGCAGATCCTCCATTAAGCTCAGTGGCCCAGTGTCCAAAGTCCCGCATATCGAATTTCTTAATATATTTGTAATTGCAAACATCGTAGGCGGCCCAAGCGTAAGGCGGCGCGCAAAAGTCAGTCCCATTGGCCGTAAATGTCGGCGGCTTGGCAGGTACACCGGGACAGTCTTTGTAGTCGGCCCACGGTCCTAAAAGCATGATTATCGGATTGCTTTGGGTCTTGGTGTTTGTACCACCGCCGCCACCACTTGTGATCACCCATTCACCCGTAGTCAGCGACCGTTCCGCCCTATGGATCGCGTTGTCTGTGGTGCTGAGAGTCCCGTTGTTTGGCTCAATTGCGAAATCGTCCGTGGCGTTTGCAGTCCGTGTGGTGATATTTCCCCACGTCGCACTGATTGTGGCATTTGGATTACCCAGCCGATCCACCTCAACCCATCCGTAACGCACCGGCGTTTTCGCTGTGTCCTTTTCGGTTAAACGGATGTAAATCACTTCGGGCGTGCTTAACTCAAGCTCATCATAACCTGCGGACCGGTTGAGGACGGCACGCCCCGAAACACTTAGCGGTTTACCGACAGCCAATTCATTTAATTTTACGGCGGTTAGTCGTTCGCCCCTTTGGAACGGTCCTTCTTTTTGAGCCATTTCATCGCCCTTTTGTGATCAAGATACCAGCATGGTCAGCACAGCAATGTTGCCGTTGGTCCCTGCGGCTGTGATTGTGTTGCCGCTTGCGATCGTCAGTCCGGCGGCCGAACGGGTCGTCCATACCAGGCTTGTATCTGGTGCCAGTCGACAAGCTGGAAAGCCGGTGATATTGCTGGTGATTGTGATATTGCCGTTCGCTGAAGAATTGTACACCCGGACAGCCTTCAGGGCCGTGTGTGCGAAAGCAGCTCCGGAGGTGCTCGTGAGCGAACCAAGCGTGATTGTGGTTGAGTTGCTGGCGATCGTGATTGCTTGATCGAATGCGGCTGTGAGGTATCCAGCTCCCGTGCCGTTCTCGAACGTGTAATTGTCACGCTGGCTTGTGACTGCCGATATGACGGTCAGCCCGACGGATGACACTGAAGTCGCTGCGAACGATGTGTTGACGCTTCCTGTGATAGGCATGGGATCTCCTACTTAGTATGATGGCGACCATCGTGATGACGGTGGGATGATGGTAAGCGGGCTGATATCTGTACGCCAATAGATCGGCGTGTTGCTGAGGTCGGTGTATCGGTAGAGCTGACCGTTGCGAGCCATCGCGACATTCCAGCCTGACTTTTTCCACTTGTAAACGAGCGTCACGTCGAGGATGGCCGTACCGTCTGACATTTCGCGGCGCGATGTGCTGACGCCGTCAAACAAGACCGTTTCAGCCCCGCATCCCCACATCGTGGCAATATTGACCTTGCCGATCCGGTCGGCAAACATGCCCGAATTGACATACCGGCAGTTATGCAATGTGAGTGACAGATTGAACGTCGGGGCGCGAATGAAATCGCTCCCACTTGAGGGTTGCGGTAAGTCCGCAGGTACTGACTGGGCGCCACCACTTGCTGTAGCTGTGGCCCACTTAACAGCCCCGGATGGGATCTTGATCATCTCCGCAGCGTACTGGACCTGAAACGAACTCATTTCAATCGGGTTGGCCGGATCAAACTGAGTTGCAACCGGTTGTTCGTAGGCGACACCAGGAGGCGTGGAAACGATCGACGAGAACGTCACGTCCACAAATGCCGACTCGTAATATTCACCCGGTGCCGATCCGATTCCGGTTCGGTCCTTATGTCCCACCGGCTCGATATTGGCCGATGTGGCTCGCATGTTGGGTGACGCTGGCCACGCCCATGGCGCACCATCGAGCAAGCCAAGTGCGGAATTGACAAAGGTGAACGCATCCGCCCAATCGACTTTATACCGCACGTTCGATGACAACCCCTGAAGGTTTGCCGTGATGCGTGGCGATGGGCTTGCGGCCTGTTTATAAGGTACGGTCGGTGCTCCCATTATCCTAGCCCCTTAATTTCATCGGTCATTCGGCGAATCTCTTCGGTTTGTTTTTCGATCGCCTTGACTGTCGGATCGTCGCCAGTTCCAGCGTTCAGATTGCGGTTGAATACGTCCGAAGATCCGACGACTTCGGTTCTGGCTCGCTGTGCTGTGAGCTCATCAAGCCGCTCCTGAGCCTTCCCTTTGTCCTTTTCCAGCGATTGCCGCTCCAGTTCCGTGGCCACCATTGCATCATATTCATCGACCATACTTTTGGTCTCCGAACTGGCCCGATCCTTTTCGATCCTCAGCAGTTCCTGAGCCGATCCCGTGGCCCGCTCATAGTCGTCGGCCATCGCCTTGGTGCGTTCATCCTTCAGATTCAGCATTCCTTCGACCTTCTTTGTGGCAGCCGCGTCGCCCTCACTAAAACCTCCGTAAAGTTCACGCGATTGGGTCTTGGTCATGCCCGCCTTACGGCCTTCGGTTTCCAGCTTGGTTCGCAGATTGTCGCCACCACCGTATTTATCCACGGCGGCTTGATAGACCTTTTTATTGATCACCTCCGCTTCCATCCGTCCGGTCGTTTTGTCGTTTTCTGCCGTAGAACCCTTTTGAAGCCATCGCATATCTTTTGCGGCCTTGGCACCCATCTGGAATGATTCCGACATGGCTGCCGTTGCGGCGGTGGCTTTCTTCATATTGATTGACGCGGCCTCGGACTCTGTGGCGGCCATGCCAAAAAATCGCGAAATGGCATTTAAACTGGATTCAGAGGTGATATTGTGAGACTGGGTGCGAGTGGTCAGGAATTCCGCGTCGGCTTTTCGACCTTCAGCCATTGCCGCCGAATGACCACCACCACCCATCATCCCTTTGACAGAATTCGCGGCCTTTTCAGCGTTTGTACTGACCAGTCCGAGGCTGGCGGAAACAGAGTCTGCCAAGCTCTTGACCAGTGGTAAACCGACCTGAACGGCGACAGCAATCAAAGTCATCTTGCCAGCCAGGGCGGCGGCAACATCCGTAGACTTGCCCATCGCACGGGCAATGGACATGCTGACGCCTTCCACGTTATTCACCACGCCCATCAGCCCACCAGCCTGAAAATCCTGCACACCGCGGGAGGCTTGCAGAAGCGCCATGTTGCGGTGCTTTTGTGCCTCGGCATCCTGACTTGGCCCTGCGGTCGATTTATTCAATGCCGCTTGCATCTTCTGACCAGCCTGCTGAGCCTGCACAACCGCTTGTGCAAGCCCGGCCCTGAGCTGGTCATCTGATATCCCAAGTTCAACCGAGAGATTTCCGACGCTCGTAGACATATCAATCCCCTCGATTGCGTGAAGCACCGTCCATGATCTCAAACAGTGCCGTAACAGGCATATCCATCAAGTCTTTGTAGCCGACGTGCATCTCGCTCATCATATAGGCGATGATGCGACTCCAATCGGTTCGCTCGCGAGGTCCGCCATCGTCGGCTGACCTGCGGCGTTCTCGTCTTTTGGGTCGGTTTCATTTGCTCCAAATGCAATCAATTGCATCTCGACCACATCGGTCGTGGTGGCGTTTTTGGCGATCACCAAGATTTCATTCGGCTGTAAGTGCGGGTTATAGTGCCGCAAAACCGCCGATAGAAATGCAATCCCGAAGTCGGCTTTCACGAGGAACTTCTGGGAACATAACGCCGTGATGGCATCAGGTGGCCAAAAGTGAGTCTCCTGAAGTGCCTTGGAAACAAGCTGATCAGCCAGTTCCTTACCGATCTGTTCCAACGCCTTGGAATCTTGAAGGATTTCATAGGGCGTTTTGAGTTCAGACAAATACGACTCGATTTCAAGGGCGGCCCCCAGGGTGAGTTTCCCCACCCTGTAAGGTGTGCCGTTGAAATCGCGAGTAAGGACAGGATTCGCGATCTTTGCAGGATTAGCCATGAATCAATTACCGTTCCCCTGAAACGTAATTGTCACGGGAATAGCCCCGTTGACTTGTGCCTGGCCGTACGAAATATCCTGCACATAGGCCGGAAACGCAGCCCCACCACCGGTCCACGAGAGCGAGCCGTTGGCCCCCATCGCCGGTAGTGTGCTGTTGGCTGATCCGACATATGTGGTGACGGTGGCTTTTCGATCTTTGAGCGTAGGCGTAACAGACTTGTAGCCAGCATCGGCGGTTGTGGTCGTATCGGCCAATTCGACCGATTCGGTATAGCTTGCCGAGGCAGCTGCGATGGACGCACCACCAAACGTGACGGTGGTGGAAAAGAACGTGGTCTTGGGCGTAGATGGCATGGTTCAAGCCTTTCGGGTCAGGTAGTCCAGCGGAATTCAACAGGGACAGATGAGGACCACAAAGCACCTTGATCGGTGTAGTTTACGTCGATCTCGGCGGATTGCACTAACGACGAATCAATGCCCGTGATGGCACCACGGTCGAACGCATCGACCAGAGTCTGAGTGTTTGCAATGATTGCAGTATCAGAGATATCGAACAGGTGAAATGTGCCTGTCATTTGCCAATCACGGTAGGTGGTGGTCGGCTCGTTTGGCGTGATGCTCGAAAGCCTCAGAACCGCGTAAGGTGGCTTGGCGGTGCCGGGCGCCAGTTGAAACGACAGCGGCAAAAGCGGGAATATCGTGGCCCATTTCGAGCGGATATTCTGGATTGTGGTATTGATATTCAAATCTGTTCGTTCGCCCCCACATTTAATCGGGTGTACATGGTCCCACGTGGCCCATTGCCGGGCACTACGGCCATGACTTCAAGCCAGACGCCGTTGTAGTTGATCCGGTCATAAGCCTTGGCAGCGAACAAACCGTTGACGTAGATTGCCGCCATCACGTTGTTGCCTTCAGACTGGTTTACAATTGCAACGGAATCGCTTCGGAATTGAACGAACGCGGACATCGCGACACCGGTGGCCGGATAGGTTCGGTTGATCCCTCCGAGTGTTGCGGAGACGGTTTCTATGGCTGCGAAGTAGTTGATTACGTGAGGCGTTCGCATTATTTCGCAGCCCTCTGAAGTGCTAGGGCGAATTGAAACATGATCGCTTCCTGTTGCGACTCGAACGCCGGCCGCATGTACGGACGTGGTGGAAGTCTGATTAATCCCTTGCCGCCAAGTTCTTGGATTCTGGCGTACTTCAAACCTTGCTGCGGACCGATCCTAGCTTTGTAGTCACCTTGACTGTATTCAATGTTGATTTTCTGTAGATCGCCGTGTTGTTTATGCGGTGGTGATCCAGCCGGTGACGATTGTACCCACCGATTGAGCGGTGAACCGTACCAATAAATCCCCTTCATTCCGTTATGCGAACCGCCCATCGTGAGTGATGCACCGGTCTTTACGCTTTTAATCGTTTTCAGACCCTTGATTTTGGCCATTCCGTTTGAGAATATCAGGGCATTCTTTTGGGTCTTGTTTAAACCCTTGAAAGCCTTGCTTGACGAGCGATTCAAATCGCGTGTCGCTGCCTTGCCAGTCACGTTCAACAGGACAACTGCCGCCCTTCGCACTAGCCTGGCTGACTTCTGGACGGCCTGTCTAAGTTCGCCCTGTAATCGGGCTGCAAATGCACCACCCTGCCAATCAAGTTTAAATGTCGCGTTGATCATCCGATCACCACCACTCGATAAGGTTGCAACAGTTGCACCGCCATCGCAGGTAAACCGCCGCCGGTGGTGGACATCTGGTAGGTCGCAGAGTAATCGCCAATTCGTTCACTGGTCAGGATGCCGGGATTTTGTCCCGCCGTTCTCAGGTGCACCGCCGTCAATGCAATCGCCAACTTGACATCGGCTGTCAAATCAGCAGGCAAAAAGGACCGGGCACAATATTGGTCGATCAATGACGATGCCGCTGACAGGTAGGCCACGGCGGCGGCAGCGGACCAGGTGCCGATCACATCGGTATAGGTTGTGGCTTCAGATTGCGAGATGTAAGCGGCCATGATTTGCCTCAAAATGTAAATGAAACCCGGCGGGCAGGGAAGGACCCGCCGGGCTGACTACCAAACCGACAAACCAAACTCAAACAGCTTCGTGAACGATCTGGAAAGCCTTAGGATCACGCACAGCGCCGCCGAAACGGTAGCTGAATGAAACCCGAATTCGGTTCTTGTAGGCCATCGAAATATCATCGACCAGAACCGTAAAGCCCTGACGCAGAAGCAAGAAATACTCGCTGAAATTGCCGACGATAATTGACTTCGGCGATCCCGACCCAGAGGCTGGAACGAATTCGTTGAAGTAAACTGGAGATCCAAGGATGTCCGGTTGTGGGGACTGCGTGTATCCAGCCAAACTGTTTGGCAGGAACAATGGGCGGTTAGCACCGTCCAAGAGTTGCAACAGCTTACCGTGCGTGCCGCGAGCCATCACCCATGACAGGTTGGGGCTGTACTGTTGGCGAAACGCGTAATAGGCATCCGTGATCTTCGGACCTGTCAGCGTGTTTGCCACGCCGGTCTTGGTGATACCGATGTTGGTGTTGGTCAGGATCCCCTCGGCCTGAATCGAGCCGGTGACACCGGTGATGATCTCGTCATCCAGAACAGCGGCAAAGGCTTTTGATGCCTCGCCTTGGAGATAACTGGACAGACCCGGCGCGTCTTGAAAAAAGTCACGAGAGACATCCGCAAACATCGAGCCGGTGTTTGCATTAATCACCATTTGGCCAAACGGCCCGGTGTCCTTCTGGTTCGCGGTTCCGTTCGGGCTTTCACCTTTCGTTGGGCGGAAAGTCGTGCCATAACGTGTGTCAGAATTGACATCGTTATTCTTGGGGATCGTCACCGAACTGACGTTCGTGGAAAGGGTTTGGCAGATTCGCGGCATCACGGGCTGGACAGTCCGAGGCGTGATGATATCGAAGCGAAAATCAGGGGCTACGGCGTTCGATCCCAGACTGGTCGAGGCAAGGTACATATCCTTGCGAAACGGGGCGAAGATCTCGTTTGGTGACAAAGTTCTATCGCCACCCTTGCCGTACCGTTCAAGGACATCGCGATGATTGCGGCTCTTGACATCTTCCAACTTACCACGCGCACCGAGGAACGACTCAAAGGCCTTGTGGTAGTCGTAACTGCCCATGACCTCAGCGTCTGAGAGTGTGGCAAGCTCGCCACCTGAAACGACCTGGCCAGACTGACGGTCAAGTACAGCGGCCTTACTTGTGGCCTGTGGGCGTTGAGGTTGTTGCGAATACTTTTCAACCATTGCGTTCGCATTTTCAAGCGCCTTGACCAGTTGATATTGCCCGTCACAGGCTTCAAGTTGGTCAATGGTCGATTGCAATTCACCAGACTTTTCGGAGCGGATTTCGTCCGAACCGGCGATCATTTCATCTCGCAGCGATTTGACTTTGTTGGCCAAAACAAGGCGATCTTCGGCGATTGTGGCCGCCGAACGGATTTCAGAAGCAGATGCAATACTCATAGCAGGACCTTTCGTTTACCGCTTGGCGGCGGTCAGAATCGAATCAGCCAATTCAGCCCGTTGGAACAGTTCCAGCAGGCGATCGGCATCCACCACCGGGGTCGGTGTTTCAAGTGATTTCACCGTGAGAATTCCAGCGTCTTTATTGGCTGGGATCGGCACAAATGAAACTTCGAGGATTTCATTTACCTCGGAAATCAAATTCGCTCCACTCTTGGCAAGTTGCTTCTGAGTGCCTGTGGGCTTGTAGTTGTAGCGGTTCCAGATTTCGAGCACATCCGCTTCCTTGATCTTGCGAGAGGCGGCCCGAAATGAAATCGACATTTTATTGACGGCTTTTTCCTTCAGCAGTTGCCGTATTCGCTGGCCTGTTTCCGTGGCCGAAAATGAGCCATCGACCAGCAGTCCGTTGCGGTCCTCGCGTGCATCACGCATGGTGGCAGCCACGGACATCGTCTTATTGATGTGGTCGGCAAGTATCACCCCGCCATCATCCAGAAACTCTGGCAGGGCCTTGTTATAGGCACCCGGCAGGATCATGTCACCTTGCCGGTCAATGTTCAAAAACCGGCTTGCATAGGCTGTAAAGCCCCCTGAATCAGACTCTGACAAGCCTGATTCGATTGCTTTTGTCATCAGATCCATGTATCAGGACTCCAGAATTCTGCCAGTTTTTGTGAACGACTTCGCGTTGCCGATTGCAACCGATAAATAACCGCCTTGATCAGCCGTTTCGTAATCTGCTTCAGATGGTCTTAAGTAGCCGTTTTCACCGGGCTTGACGGGCGGTTTGAGGTTCTTTGGCATCTCGTCGTCGAATACTTCCAGCAGCGAACAGCGGCAGTTGCTTGAAACGATTCCGTTTGCTATAATGTAGGTGCTTTGTGATGTTTCAAAATCGTAAACAGGAATTACACCTTGCGATATACTGATATCAATCTTGACGATCTTCGTGCAGCTTACGAGTCCGGGGACAGCGTCCTGAAGATGTCGAAGGATTTCGCTTTGTCTAGGTCTGGAATCACACTCCGACTTAAAAGGATGAGCCTCCCCATCCGCACCGGCTCCGAGGCTAATGTTGTCCGGATGTCGCGACTGTCCCCAGAGGGCCGCAGCGTCCTCACGAGATCGGCCAACAAGGCCGCCTGTGGCCGAAAGGCAAGCATCGAGGAACGTGTCAAGAGAGCCAAGACTGTTGAGCGTATCGGCGGAATAGCGACCAGCGACCACGAGAGGCAACTCGGACGGCTGTTGACCGAAAGAGGCGTCGCGTTCACTGCTCAGAAGGCGTTCGGCATCTACAATGTCGATATTGCCATGACAACCTCTCCCATCGCCGTGGAGATCTACGGGGGAAGCTGGCACGCTTCGGGGCGGCACGGCGCTCGCCATGCGGATCGCGTCGAACACCTGCTCAGCATTGGCTGGACAGTTGTTATCGTTTGGGTAACTACCAAGTGGGGTAAGGGGGTCCATTTGGATGGCCGTGCTGCGGATTATATCGTCACCCTCTCGAAGGTCTTGGGCAGACGCCCATCCGCTAGAGGTCAATATCATGTGATTCGGGGTGACGGTGAATTCGCTTCCGTCAGCAGTGCAAACCCTCACCAAGCTGCCCTGATACTTGGCAGACATGGCGGAAATCAAACCAGAGGTAATGACGGGCGTTTCGCCTAGTACGCAACCGGGATGGAAAGGCGGGAACTTCAGGTCCTTGTAGGTCTTATTGTTACCGTTCGTTCCGAATGTCCCGCCCTTGGGGATAATCGGGCACAGCCGATAAATCATGTGACACATGGGGCAGGCGTCACCCGAGACGAGTAACTCCCATCCGGCAATGAAATCAAGGCTTTCGGCGGCCTTAACCAGTCCGGTGTTGTAAGCCCGTGCTGATTCGGTGATTGCAATCCGCCGTGCTCGCCAGCGTGCATTGTCCTTGATCCAAGTGCTGATTCGGTCAGTCAATTCGCCCGCCGTTTCACCGGATTCAATGGACGCTGCGATATCCAGACGCATGCCTTCCAGCGTCTTGAGCGTGTCGCTGGTGAATTGTTCGATGGTCTCGTTACACAGGTCCAGAACAGCCTCGCGAGCGGCTTGAAGCACCTCAGGAGCACGGACTAGCCATTGATCGGCATCCTGCTGATCAAGCGACACCAGCAGTGACCGGCCTGACTGGTCGATCCATGCCTCGATGACGGGAATGAATTTGCCAGCCATGTCCAATGGTGCGGTGAACGGGTCGGCTTCCTTCTTACGGTCGTAAATCGCGAGCCACGGTCTTGCCACGTTGTTGCCCAGTTCCGTCAGGATGCGGCGGGCAATACGCTCCAACTCCGTGCCGCTTGGCATGGCATTGAGCCTGCTCTTAGGTGTTTTGCGTTTCATTTAATTTATTGCGGGTGCCGTGTCAGGCGTGATCGTTGCAATTGCCGAGACGGAATAGGCATCAAAACCCCATCCTTGAATATTCTTTTCGCACAACCACGCACGCCCATTTTGGCCCCATCGCGTGCCCCAACTATTTTGCCACCTGATTAGCCATTGCCCATCGCTGGCCTTCCGCATCCCTAGTCCGCCCATCACAGCGTGATTGTGCGAGCCTGACCTGTTGGACGGGCAGCCGTTGGCGTCGAGTGCGTTGAAGCCGCTGTTGACTGGGACAGAGAAATTGAACGGTCTTCGCAGCTGCGTTGCAACGCACAAATCATCCCACGTCAGGAGCGTCGTACCGATTTCAATTTTGAACCGTTTGCAGTCATTGCGTGCCTGTTGCTTGACTGAGGACGGGTTGATTGTGCCGAATGGAACCAGCGAAGTCTCGCAAGTGCCTGACTTCTCCAAGAGTTGCAACGCCTCGGCAATGCTTGACCCGGTGTCCCAGCCACGGCACAAGTCGGCATAGATCAGCCAGGGAGACAGTTCGATATGCGGCTGACCGGCAATCCAGCGAGCCACCTCCAGCGATGTGGCTGCGGCGTGCCCATTGCAGGCACCAAACTGGCCTTGATCTTTGATCTTGATTGGGAAGTTATCTGACTTCGTTAAATCGAATTCCACCCATTCGCTTTGTGGGATGGCCGGGAGTGGTTGTGAACCGAGTTTGAGACTGATCGACGGTGGGCGGTTGCCCATGCCCCGCCAATCGTGGCCGAAGCAAGGGAATAGTTCAGGCTGGCTCATCTTCCACACACGCAACTGAGTTCAGGTTCGTCGTCGCGAAGGAAATTCGATTGCATCGCATCATTCTCTACGAGAGTCTTCCAAGAGAAATTCCGGCCCAAACCTTTGGCGGTTGTAAGTGTTTCTTTCGCTGTGTCTTCCAAGGCGATAGCCCTTGCGAACAGGTCAGGATGATTTTTTGACAATTCGATCACCTCAGATTTCTTGTGGGCAGGACAGAAGAAGCAGCACGACTTTTCAGGGACTTCTATTCCCTCGTTCTTGATGAGTGACTCGCAAAGCCTTCGGTCTAATTGCATCTCGATTAGCGGATATCGTAATTGGTATTTGCTTGGATAGTCGTCGCGGAACTTCTTGGAGCGTGCCAGATCCCGTGGCCCGTTGTCGAACCCGATGCACTTAATGACCTTCTCTTTACCGCTCCAGCACTCAACTGCCGGTTCCCAATTCTTTACCCACCTGTGTATCGGCTTGATCTTGTAATCACCGGAGCATTGATTAAACCCGTAAGCGAGTGAGGGCAGCATTTTGCGGTCTAAACAGTAGTCTTCCAGCGACTCTTTTTTTCTGACCTGAATGATTTCTGAATGTCCGTTTGACACTAGCCAGTCAGATAGTTTCTGGACTGTCGCGTAAGTCGAATCCTTTTCGGCTCCCGTGTCGGCAAAGATGACAGCGTCAAAAGCCTGTTCCGTCTTGACCATCGCTATCACGAGTGCGGTACTGTTGATGCCTCCCCCGTAACTGATGATCGTTGGCTGGCTCATTTGATCGCCTCCAAGATCGCCATAATATCGGCCAGGCTGGTGGGTCGAATCACCTTGACCAGCTTACCGGCTGCGTCCTGCAATATCACACACGGCGTGCCGGTGGCCTGTAGTGACGCCCGAAATCCAAGGCTGTCGATATCGGCCTCTGTCGTCAGATACGATCGGTAGTTTATCGCCTTGCGTTCGACCTCTGTTCTGAGGGCGGAATCGGTGCGCCACGCTGCTTGATCGGGGTTGTCTGTGTCAACGATCACGCTCAACCACTTGACGCCCGTGATGGTATCAGGGATCGGGATCGGGATCGGTCGTGGTTGTGGTCGCGGCTCGTCACCAGACCGCAGGATCAGTACCGAGCCGGATTGTTTGCCGATCAGGTAGGTGTTGCCACCGTCAACGACCATCCACGATGATTCTGACATGGCGGGAAGGCTTGTCGCCTGCCCCGTGTCTGCCATCGCGGGCATTGCGACTAGCGATATCAGCAGTGTGACGATGAACGGTTTGAGCATGATTCCTGCCAATATCAAGAGGGTTAGTTTAGAGGCCCAACCGACTTTTTAAGGCGGTCAATAACTCAAGGTGAGCCGCCTTTCTTATCTGAGCCTTTTCGTCTTCGGATCTCAGGGCTGCTTCGGCGAGTTTAGCGTTCGCGGCTGAAACTACCTGATCAATCGCCGCGAGGATTTCTGGGTCCATTTTCATTCCCCCTTGTAAACGGCGTGCATCTGTGACTTCTGACCGTCAATCAATTCGCCGAGTTCGTCTGCACTGATCGTACCAGGCTCGCCGGAATCGAGATTGTCAGCGATTCGCCTGAGTAGGGCTGGCAATACCGCATGAATCAGCGGCACGGCCACCAGCCTGATCAGGGGCCAAAGGATCGCGAACGGAATGAGCGGAAAGCCCATGTTGTTGCGGTCATCGGCTGAGGCGGTTTGTGTCATTTGCATTTCCCGCCATAACAACCGATTGCAATTGGACGGCGAAAGATGTTCGGGAACTGCCGTCTTGTAAGCTGTGGAGCTATCGCAACGAACACGACTGGTGCGACTTGCGTGCTGTTGATGGTTGTCACGGTGGTGGCAACTACCGAGGAATTCTCGGTAGTTGGACACTGACCGTTCTGGCACGCTTGAGCGGCAACGATGATGAATTCTGCGAGCATGTGATGAGCCTTGTTTTAAAGTGTAATTGCGGATGTTCCCGAAATCTGCTTCGGGAACATCCCGAAGTCAATCGGGATCTGGGAACCGTCGCTCAAGTTCTTTGAGTTTCAATTCCTTTTCGATCGCCATTTTTTCACGTTTCAAGCGGATCGAATAGATCGCCTGTATCACTCCCGCTGCCGTTGCCAGCATAGCGGGAATAGACCTGATGAATGCAATCACAACTGATTCCTCCGGCTGAATTGCAACTTCTGCAACCGTCCAACCGGAATATAAGAACCAGATTGGGACAGTGAGAAGCGAATAATCAGCCGGCGTGGGAATATCAGTCGGTTGCATTTATGTTAGCTCAGTGATGGTGGAAGTTTATCGCCTGACGCGAGGTAACGGGCAAGCTGGGCGACTGCAAATACAATTGCAATTCCAAGCGGTGCGATGGTATCCACAATCTTAGGCAGATCCGCTTGGATTACACCCACGGCTGTAATAGCCCCCACAATAGCAGCACGGATGATTGTTGTGCGTGCTTGGTCAAGGTTAACCTGACCTAAAACATCTTTGATCACTGTTTTTCACCTTTCGTTTGCGGTCTCTTGCGAAACTCCCAAGGTGGTTGCACATTGGGATCTGACCACAAGCCCCGGCTGGCTGTCTTGGCCTGTGTCTGAGCGGATTGTAATTCTTTATCGCGTTTGGCGTATTGTTCATACCAATGGGCCATGCCAGTTTCGACCATCGTCAGACTGGCATCTTTGCCAGCGATTTCAACTCTCGCCAGCAGTCGTCCGTAGCGGTCTTTTTTGCCCGGTTTGATGGTGACGTTTTGGCCGAATACCAGTCCTGATAGGGCTTGTTTACTGGCTTGGCCGAACGGTTGTTTCAGCTCTGGCGAGTCAATGCCGTCCAGCCTGATCTTGATTGTTTCATCTGTCCTGACCGTGATCGTATCACCATCGTAAACGGCGATTACTTTGGCTTCAAAGGGTGGGGCGAACGTGAGCAGGAGCGTTGCAATTGCAATAATCATTTATCCCCCTTTGGAACCGTAAAACAGTGGCCCAGCACAACGCCCATTCCTACGGCAAAGCCTAGGGATCGCTGATTGACTTCCCAGATTGCCTCGCTCCAGGTTGTGCCGCCTGACTGCCATTTGTAAAGGTCAACCAACAGCAGCACGATGGCTGCGGTGATTAACGCGATGAAATTTGTGGCAGCAGTCCTGAATTTCATTTCACGCACCTTATGAGGATCGCCAAAGCTGACAGTATGCCGAGCAGCCATGTACTAGGCTCTGGAACGGTGTTTCCAGTGATTTGGAGTGACAAGCCGGTTGCGTTCTGCGCCCACGCAATTGGGTTATCTGCCGAAATACCAAGGTAGTAAGTCGTATGCGGGACCATCGGAATATCGAGGTGAAAAAATGGGATGTTGGAGAACCCGATCAGGCTCACTTGGTCGGATGGAGTGTATTCCAATCGCATCTCGGTCATCCACCAGTCCACAGGCTTTTGCAGCAAGGGATCGTAAAATGACAGGTACAACGATCCGGTAAATCCGGCTGGCTTATAAATATTGAGCCTGTAATCCCACAGCTCGGTGGAGTCGCCAGAATTGAATGCCTGATATATCCACTGATCATGGCCCGTGTAGACAAGCCCCGTGATCGGCTCGGCTAAATTATCAAACAATATCTCCGAGCCTTGTACCGGCAGTGCCAGAAATAGCAGGAGCAGCAACTTTTTCATAGTGTTCCGTTTGCATTTGGAGGTATCGCCCACAACACGGGCATTTCGGCGGCGAATTGGGCGGGTGTGGGTACACTTCGAAGTCCCGCCAGCACGTCTGATTCGATCTTGTAGGCAACTTCGTAGCATCTCTGCCTGAACGACTTAGCGGCAACCCCGTCAGCGGCCCATTGCGGTACCGGACTGTCAAACCATGTGATGGCCGATGAAATAGAATCGAAGTCGCGTGGTGCAACCTGGGCATCCATGTGCTGATCCAAGAGTTGCTTGAGGATCGCTTTTTGTGACCTTAAATAGCCCATCTGTTCATCAGGCGTGAGCGTGACCACAGCCCATGTTTCAGTGACCTTCGAGCCTACCAGTTTCAACGTCTGAAGCAGTCGAGTTGTGGCTGGATTGATTGTCGGCTTAACCGATGGCGTGAACGGGTAGAAGCCGTATTGAGCTAGTATATCGGCGTCCAGCGTGTGGAAGTTGCTGACGTTGGCGAAGGTCGTTGGCAACACTTGAGGTGATCCGATTTGACCGTTTTTGACTTGGCAGAATTGCATCTAGAGCCTCAAGAGTTGGGGAATGCGGTTGTTGGAACTGTGATTGTGCGGGCCACGCCTATTGTTGCTCGGAAGTCGTCGATGTAGCCTTTGAAATATCGATGGGTGGGAATTGGGAATCCGATTGTTGTCGCTGCGGTAACGCTAAAAGCGTTAGCCCCAGATGCCACTTGCGTGCCGCCGACATAGATTTTGTAGTTATTCGACGTATCTCTAGTGACTGCAACGTGATACCAAGTCCCTGCTGTGATAATAGCTGGAGAAATAACGATGTCCGTCTGCGGATAGCGCATGACACGAACCCGTCGATTCGACAGAACAATTCCAAGTCCATTAATACTGTGAATGATCGTTCTGTATGTTTCAATGTCGTCTGGCCTGACCCAGCACTCAATTGTGAAAGCAGTTCCTGTGCCTGATGGCATCCCGCCTGAAAGAGACAGGTAATCTCCAGTGCCGTCAAAGTACGCTGCTGCCCCACCAAAACAGCTTTGGGTCGTGGATATTTGTGCGCCGTCTACGGCAGTAACTGTTTTTACATTTGCCGAATTATCTGTAAAAGTCGTGCTTCCATTTGCTCCATCCATGTGTAGTAGTAAGGAGACTGAGCTAAAGTAAGGATCACTTGGAACGATACCTCCACCACCAGACTTTTTTGCATTCCTGACAATGTTGGATAGCATTAGAAATTCTGCCCTCCCACATAACCCGTCCAGCTCGTCCCCGCATCGCTCGTGAAGAAGGCGAACGTGTCGATCTTGCCAGATGTCAATGTCAGCGTTGGAGCCGTGCCGCCAGCCCATTTAATGGATGCTGGCCAAGTCACTGCCCATGCTGTGCCGTCAGCCGTCAGGATCAGTGTGAACGATCCACCGGAACCGCTTGCAGGAGGATTGGAGATCGTCAGGGTGGTGATGGCTGCGTTGAGCGAGACCGTAAAGATATTGGATATTTCGAGATTTAATGTCAGCGTTCCGGCTGAGATCGTTGGGCTGGAAATGGTTTCGCTGTAATCACGAAGTTTAGCCCGAATCAGTTCCGTGTCGAGCAGATCCTGCGGCCCCGTAAGGTTGGCGTAATTGTAGTTTGCCGTAGGGAGATAGGTTGCTGTGGCGTTTGCAGTTGTCAAATAAACCGTTAAGTTTGGCGTGCCTGTCAGGTCGGTATAATTCCCAGATGTCGCCACGTTGGCAAGAGTCGGTTTGCCTGTGATGTTCGCGTACGTTAGGTTTGCGGGCGTGAGATAGTTGCCAGATGCAGCGTATCGCCCGTCGGCATAGTCGCGTGTCAGGATTGAGTTGGCTGACCAGACTGTGACGTTGTTGAGCGTGGCCGATGAGGTTGTCAGCGTGAAATTCTGTGGGAAAAGAGCGATTTCCGTAACGTTGCCGAGGTTGTCTGTCGAGTACATGCCTGCATTCTTACTGATCTGGTAATTGGCGTAAATCGCGGTCCCGTTAGAATCCGTCTGGCCTGTGGGTAGGTTGGCAACAACGTATTGCCACCCGCCGACACAGTGGGTTCCATTGTTTGGAAACTCTTGAATAACACCTTTGTGTTGCTTGCCAAAGATTAAAGACATGTCAGGACCCCTTGAATGTCAGAGGTGCAAACAGAGTTTTCGCAACTTCGAGCGTAACTACCTCGTCGCCATTTACCGTGACGAGTCCGTTGGTCAATATCGTGACTCCTGCGCCATCGACTTGCATATCGGTCGAAATGTCGTCAATATAGTTTTTGAAGTATAATCTTGCACCACCAAAAGCAGCGACATTAAACCCGGCAGTAAAGCTAAGGTTCCCAGACCGATCCGTCCTGGCATATCTTAGGGTTGCCCCCACGACTTCAAGTTGCTCTTTACCAATGTCCATTGCCGGATCGTTGTAAGTCTGGGTATACCCAGCAACGTGTCCCCCTGCAACACTGGTAATTGGATTATATGCCAAACCAGAATATGACTCTAACAGGACGGTACTGTTGTTTTGGCCCGCTGTTGTTCGGTTGGCCCTCAGGCCAGCAACGTATCGAGCATTGCTACTTCCAAGTCCGTTGGGTATCTGGCTCACCCCGTAGGTGACGTTCGAAATCTCGATCATCCCGTTCTGAGCCGACAGCAGCCCATTGGCGTTGATCGACAGATTATCACCAACAATGACCCCGCCAAGAGTGGTGGTGGTCGCTGGCGATAAGACTGAGCCGGGGCCTTGCGGTCCCTGTACACCCATCGTCAGCACTTCGATTTGCTTATCACCAGTGACTTGGATGGTGTCGGTCGTGCCGCTGCCTGTGACCGTCACCACATCGACGCGGGTTTCCGTGACTACGACGATATCAGACACGTGTCACCTCCGGTGATACGGTCAGTGTGCCGCTCAAAAGCCGTGTGACCGCACCGCTGCCAAACAGGACTTCGAGGTCGTAAACTCCGTTGACCAGATTGGCAGTCACAGCAGGGTCAAGGCTGATTGCAATGTTTCCAGTGGTCGCGTTGGCGATGGATAGGCAAGCCGATGGGGAAGTGAGTGACAGAGTCGTGTTGGCATCCGCGTAAGATGTGCGGACCATCAACCGTGCCGTGCATCCGGCCAGGTTGACGGCGATGTTAGCGGACTTCCACTGAAGCGAACGGGCGAATGTGGCACCGGCTTCAATCTCAAGGTTGTATGTTCCGGCCATTTATTCCGCCTCCATTTCCACATCGGGTGTCTCAGTTTCCGCAGGTTCTTCCGGCTCCACAGCCTCAGCCGCCGGAACTTCCTCCAGCTCACCAAGGCCCAAAGTCGCACGCGCTTCGTTGATGGTAAAGATTCCTGCACCGACACCAGCCGTGGCGATGTCCATTAGTGCTTTTCTATCAACGGACAGCTCTTCGATCTGAGACGTGTCAAACCTCACACACAGCTCTGGATTAGGCTGCGATGTCACGCCGTCGCAGGCAATGGGAAGCGTTTGCACCAATCGAGTGAGTTCACCGGCCACCAAGTCGAGGAACGGAATCACCGCGTCCCGCCATGATGCCTTGTTAGCCTCAACCAAGTTACTGTAAGTCCTGCCTGTATCCGGCTGTTTGAGGCTCATAGGTGCCCATCCTAGCACACCACAGATGCGGGCGGTGGCTAAATCGGCCATTTCGCTGACAGATAAATCTTTGGGCGAAAAGCCCGGTGATTTGATATCCATTTCGCTAGTCCCAACGAATGGCCTGCCCACCGCTTTACCGCTCACTGCCCGTGCCAGATCAGACTGGACTTGCGAGAGTTGCAGGTCGGATAGATTGCCGACCGTTTTGAGCGACACGATCAACGATGGCACGCCGGATCGGCTCAGAACAGTCGTCTCGTATTGACCGATGATTTTGACCAGTGCCATCTCAGCAACAACAGAATCGAGCACCGAAACGCCACGCGATTGGGCATAAGATGACCGCCCCTGACGGTAGGCCAGCATCAATTCGGCGGGAACACTGTAGTTGTAAGCTCGGCCCCAATCGCTTCCCATCACTGGATATTCGATCACCTCGTTGATGCTTTCGCCCATGATCGGACGCATGATCCAGGGCGACGGGATTGGCATCAACTCAGTGACCGCATTGCCAGCGGTGTTAGTGATCACCTGCACATAAGCGTTGCCGTTATCGCATAGGCTGGCGTACAGGTGCTCCAGCACGGTCGCATCTGACTCACCCGGTGACGGACGCTGCCAGAGGTATTGCAAAGGGTGATCGACCGGCTTAAACCCGCCATCCTCGTCCCAATAGCCCACCTGCATGATGGCTTTGGTAGCGTTGCGACGCATCGCCTGTATCGCGGCCTGAACCACAGAAACCTGTGTGTAAGGGCGTGCCAGCGTCATGTAATCGTTAGATAAGCCAGTCATCATATCCACCGACCATGATGACGCGGCAATATCGGCGGTGTTGGCAGTGACGCCAGCCCTCACGGACTTGGTGAACCGGTCTCGGATGTTGTCGAACAGTGTTGCCATAGTGGTTTAGGAGACCCATCTGAACGGTTGTACTGAGGAGAGATAGCTGAACGTGTCGGCAGCAGCATCGACTTGATCGTCATGCTTGCCGGTTGGGAATGAGCACAATTCGTCGATGAAATCACGGTTCCAGTCGCCTTTTTCCAGCTCAATCGAACCGGATTCAAAAGCAGCGGCCATTGGCATAGCCCGCACTTCTTTTGAGCCTGTGGGGCGTTTGCTGATGACTCCATAACCGATCAGGTTGCGGGTATCGTGCTGGACCTGATCGACACCCGCGGAGCCGGGGTCTTGTGCCAGATGGACGATCGTTTCGCGGCCATCAGTCTCAGCAATCTGACGCTGAATTGTGCGACGGGTAGCAGGCGACCACTGCCCGCGTGAAACGTGCTTGATTCGGTAGATGTCGCCGGTCCTGCACATCCACACACCGGCAGTGTAATCACCACCACCGACCGTTGCGGCTGTGTCCCATGCTCGGCATGAGTTGGAGTTGAGTGGTATCGGCGATGGATCGATGATCCTGAACCATTCCGGTCGAAAGAAACCGCCATCACGTGGCGTGGGTGTCTGCTGATAGAGGGCTGAAAAGGCGTAGGAACCGACGGTCTTTTTGATCCGGTCGAAGTCTTCCACGGAATACCGTTCCGGCCACAGCGCCTCACCGGGCTGACGACCGATCAGGTCATCCGCTTCAGCAATGGCCGGAAGGCTGACCACATCCCACTGTTCGCCACCGTCATTGGCCTGTTCGAGCAATTGGCCAGCCAAGTCGAGAGAGTGCCAGCGTGTCATGATCAGGACGATTGCCGCACCAGGGTGAAGGCGTGTGTAGAGGTCGTTTTGAAACCAATCCATCACCCTGGCACGATAGGTGGGTGATTCGGCCTCAGCACGCGACTTCACTGGGTCATCGATAATGACCAAATCAGCACCGTAGCCTGTGACACCAGAGCCGACACCAACCGCATAAAGCCCGCCACCGTGTTCACTTGACCACTGATTCTGTTTGTTTTGGTCGTCGGAAAACTCGAAACCGAATTCCTTGGCGATCCGGCGTGTCTGACGCGAGAAAGTGCAGGCAAGAGAGTGATTGTAGGCTCCAATGATCACCCGTAAACTCTGGTCCAGCAATAACCTGTAACCAGCGTAATGGATCGTTGCCAGCTCACTCTTGCCGTGCCTGGGCGGCAAGAAGAGCATCAACCGTTTGCAATCACCGGTCGTCACCCTGTCCAGCGCCCGGCGGCATTCCGCCAAGTGTTCGGGCGACCACTGGTGTGCTGGTGTTGCCGCTTGAAGGAAGCGGTTTAGGCCCCTTGGAATTAACTGTTTTGCGTGGTGGCGTGTCGCACTCATTATCGAGACTTGCCCAGTCGATTTGGGGTTTATCGCTGATTTCGATGTTCGTCGTCACCTTGCCGTCCATCCGGTCCCAGATTGCTGACCAGTAACGGAAGTCACCTTCCAGAGCCATCTTCAGGCCCTTTTGGACCATCGCCCGTAGCAGTTCTGGCTTAGATTCCAGCTCTGCTTCGAGGGCGATCTGGAGCGGCTTTTTTGGACGACCACCGGTGTTTCCAGAGACGCCTTTGGGCCACGGTTTAAGGTTTTGGAGGTTCGGTGGCATGCGTCACTGTTTTTCCATTGGGGGTAGTGGCGGGTTCAGAAGCGTTCGGGTCGGAGTCGCACCGCCCCCTTCTGACTGGATGCCAGACGTGCCGCTGTCAGCACTTCGAACGCGTTTTGGATACGGTTGTCTGAGTGGTTCGATCTTGGCTCGCATCTCGTCATCAAGGGGCATGAGATACTTGTGCTTTGCTGACTTCGGGACATTCCGAGATCCTTCAGGCAGATTTGTTCCATAAAGGCTGTATGCTTGCCTTCGATGCATCATTCGGCCATTCACGACGACATTAGACTCACCGCCGTGCGTTCCTGTGAACGGCCATCCGCAAGCCTGGTAAATCCCGCCATGATGACCTTGCCCTGTATCTGCGTAGCTGACGACAAGCCGAATTCCTGGGCAAGCCTTTTTCAGAAACTTGATCGCAAGAGCCAAGATCTTGCTGACTTCGTTTGCGTGATTTCCGAGAGCCACCCTTGTCAATTCACAGACCTCGACAGGCTTTAAGCTGTACGGCTTGTGAATGTTCTGATTTGCTCCAAGTGAAAAATAGACACAGCCTATGAACCGTCCGCTTTCCCATGCACCAATTTTTACCGACTTCCCCGCCGGAAGGGACTTAGAGTAATGCCAATGCTCAACAGCATATTTTGCTGCCTCATGAGTGCACCAATCAAGTTTGAGTTCAGGGCGTGAAGACATGACCACACCCCGGGCATTCAGTTTTAGCCTTCTCATCAAGCCTGCCTTGATCATCAATCGAGCCAGGCTGAAAGTCGGGTGTCAGCAACTCGCTCCCCAACCCCTCCACAAGTGCGTCAATCTCGCCATCACTATACCCTGCCGCAGCCGTATCGAACTCCTCCGATTGCAACGCCCGCAAGGTCTCAGCCAGCGCCGTGGTATCCCACTCGGCCAGTTCCGCCGTCCGGTTGTCAGCGATGGCGTAAGCGGTCGCAGCCGATCCAGTGAGCGACGACTCGACCACCTTGATATCGCTCCACCCTAGTTTGACTGCGGCCATGTACCGACCGTTGCCGGATAGGATGATGCCCTTGGAGTCGATCACAATCGGGTGTTGCTGCCCAAACTTGCGAAGGCTGGCAACGATCGCGTCAATGTTCCGCTCCCCGTGCTTTCGCAGGTTCGCAGGGTCCTGAGATATCGAGCCGATGGCGACTGTCTTGATTTTCATTTGAGCTTTCGGGTCCTGCGTTTAGCCTTCTTGTCGCGTGCCTCAGCCTCAGCTTCAGAAGCCTCAGCGAAAATATCGTCGATCCGCTCGTGCTCAAGTTCTCGCTCGAAACCCGTGGAATGGCAGGCAGCACAATAGAGCCGAGACCCGCGTTTGATCCCACGGCAACGATCACACGTGGCCGGGTCCTGATCCTGTGTCTCAGGCGTCCAATCACCCTGGCCGAACACGACGCCAATCACGGCGGGTGCTTTGCGTGATTTAGTTGGGTCAACCATCTTGCGATACGTGTTGCGGCAGACGCCGAGGACTCGGCAGGCGTCTGTGTCTTTCACATTTTCGAGCAGAAGGAGAAGCGCGAAAGCACGTCGCACAACTGCTACATCCACTTTAGTGCTACGCCCGCGGTTGCCGCGGTTGCTGAGATTGCTGAGGGCAACCTTGACGCCAGAAGTGTCAACAAGCATGGTGTTCGCCTCGCGTTTTACCTATAAGGTGTGGTACGTGTTCACTTTCGGTGAAAATAAAGTCGTAAGTCATGGTGTGGTAACGAATTAAAAAATATTAATTTTGTTCACGCCTCCTGCGGGTGTGGGACTCCACCAGACTGACCGGAGGTAACGGGATCGGCCCAAGATCGGCAAGGTTGGCCTTGTCACCATGCAATGCCCGAAGCCGTGACCATTTGCGGCTCCGGTGAATTAGTTGGCATCGCCATTCCCTTTCAGTTCTCGCTCGTTCTTGCATTTGGTTGGGTCCCACTTCGGCTTGGGGTCTGGATCGGACAGGAAAACGGACGAGACTTTGGTGATGATGTCGGGGTCGTCCGTGTCCACTTGGTAGGTCACAATGTGGTTCTCCTGCCTTGCGCCGTGCAGGATCATGTTCCGAAGTGCGTGAAATGCAACCATAAATCGTGCCATCACACACCACCTGCCACGCGTGACATCATGAACTCGTGATACTTGGCAATCGCGAACGCCGATCTTTTGTCCGTTGCTCCCCTCAGCAGGTAGAGTGGATCACCCTTTTTACCGGACGGCCCGTAGATTGACTCTAAGCCAGCCCTCAGTGTCGCGTCAGTGAGTTTACCACCGGCGGTGATCCATTGACCGTAATCACGCCGAGTGTAGACGGTGAGCGGTATTTGCTCGTACTCGGCTGTAACTTTCACCATGCCGATAAACTGGCTGG